TTAAGCTTCAGCTAAGTTATTTAAAAAATTCTTTTTAAATCCTTCTGATTTAATAAGTGACTTCAAATTCTTTAATGAATTTAACCATGACTTATTTATGTCTTTTTTTAATATTAGGTTTTCTTTATTTTGGTTATAGGTATAGGTAGATTCACCAAAACAGTGGACTTGTGCTTGATGGTCTTTAACCATACCTATGAACATTGTTACCACTGAAGGATATTGTGTAGTAGCCATTTTAAATGCTGTTTTAGCAAGTTGTTTATTACTCCTTAGGTTTTCTAAACATGCACGAATGGATAGGGATATTAATATTATTGGTAAGATAAATGCTACTTTTAAAGTAACTCGGTCACTAAAATCTTCGCTTATAATTAATGTTGTTAAAACAAAGGAAAAATATGAAGCTATCAAGATTACAACTAACGATATCACTATTCCAGTTATAAACATCATTTATCCTTCCCCTTTTTATCTTTATTTTGTTTACTAACAAATTCACGATATACTTTTTTATGTGCTTTTTTAATATTATCTTGAAAGTGCAATCTTTCTTTTTGTTTTTCTAACGTACTTTGCTCTACTGCAGCTAAAGCAATATGTTCATTTATATTGTAGCGTAAGTTCAAATAAGAAATCAAAGAATACACTAAATTAATAAAAATACTGACTATTAATAATATATCGCCTATAACTTTTGTATAATTATACGCATCTTGCTTATCGTAAAAATACCAAACAAAAATAATGAATAGAAATAAAGAAACAATAAAAAAATATATTTATAGATTTTAACTATTGCAGTTATAACCTTATTTTCATTGGCAATTCCGAATGATTCAATGAAACTTGGAAAGACGAAGAGTAACATAGAAAAAATAACTAACTGTTTCCCGTCTGAATATATAGTTGCAAATATAGTTGCTATCGTAGCTATAAATGAATATGCAAGTTTACATTGAGCTGTGAATTTATTTTTAATTCCTGCAACTTCTATTTTTGTTGCATCTATTTTTAATGATAAATCTTTAGTTTCCATATAAATTTCTCCTAAATTATCGATCTAGAAAATTATATACTTACTAATAATGATTGTAAACTATTTTTTTGTTCCCAAAAACCACCCAGTAACTAGTATGGGTGGTTTAAATATGCAGTCAGCTTCTTACTGCTTTACGCAAGTAAGTCCTATGCATAGCCGGATTGACTACCGGAAATGTGGTTTTAAGCCAGATTGGTTACTGGTAATGTAATTACATTATAACAAAAAAATAGGCAAGTACCGTAGTACCTGCCTGTTATCTACATTTAAATCTTGAGAGTAATGTTAAAAAGTGTATAGGAATATTAACATCCATCCAAATAGTTATTTAATAACTGTAAGATTCCCTATAATTAATGTAGCAAAATTTTTATTCTAAGTAAATACTAAATCGTGCTAAACTTACCAAAACTACTTATCCTATTACCTGCTTTATCTACCTCTCCTGTCGCAATATAGCGACGTTGTCCACTATTAGCAATATAAGTAATCCATCTATACCCATTGATGCAATATGCGCCGTCATATTTGATTGTTTCGTTATTAGGTAATACACCTGTAATTCTTGAATTAGTTGAATAGCCGTCCCTTACGTTATTACCTTTAACATTGGCAACTGTGTAATTACCAGTCTCTTTTTTATAAGGCACATTATTCTTATCAAGTGTATAACCTGCTGGCACTGGTGGATTTTTTTGGTTTTTAGCTGATGTTTTAACATTACCAGCTACCAAACCACCTATAGGCTTACCATGAATCGCACCAGCTATTAATTTAGAATACAAGTCATAATTCTTCTTAATCCAATCCATATCTTTTTTATTAGTAATAAAACCTAATTCAGATAAACGATAATTGATATTTATTTCTGCTGATACATTAACGTTCAGTAAATCATTACGAGGTGTTACACCTCTTATTTGTCCTAAGTTATTTTTAATAACATCTTGTATACTTTTATCAATAGTATCCGCATTGAATTGACTTGAGATAATAACATGCCCACCACTTGCATTTTCTCCTGCTGCGTCTAAATGAATCTCTAGAACAATGTCATACCCCTGTGATTTAACCCAATATAATCCATAATCTTTATTATTTCCTACATTAACACCGTATGCAGTATCTTGATACATGTCTTGTGATTGACTTGAGCCACCATATAATGCAACTTCATGACCTGCATGTCTTAAATACTTAGCGATATTTGGCGTTATATATTTACGGATAAAATCGCGTTCGTTTGTTCCGTTTCCTACTGCTCCAGGATCGTTATAACCATGACCGGCTACAAGCATAATTTTTTTAGGTTTAATTACTGCTTGCTTTTTGGCAGTTGCTTGCTTAATAACGCTTTTAGCTTTATCTCCAACACTTACTTTATCTGGGAAATTTAATCTAATAAAATACATTGGGTCATCGTAATAATGAACATGTCTTGTAACAGTTTCAGGACCCCAACCAGGTTGCGCAACGCCATTTGTCCAACCTTTACCATTCCAATTTTGCCCATATGATGTGAAAGTGTTTAAATTTGCGCTCTCAACAATTTCAACATGTCCAGCTCCGCCACCATACTTTGACGGGAAAACGACAATATCCAACTTTTGCGGTAAAAAGCTATCATAGTTTTTAATTATTTGCCCGTATTTTTCAATCCTTGCTTTATTATCAAATGGAATGTTATAAGCGTATAAACCTTGTAACCTTTCGCCTGTTGCTATCATAAAAAACATATTTGCGTAATCGTAACACTGAAATCCATAAAACAAATCAGGATTGAACTGCTTCCCTAATGAATTATCAAACCATTTTTCTGCTTGGTTTTTTGTTATCAACATTGGTCAACACCTACCCTAAATCATTTGTGTCGTTCATATTCGTAGGTGTCATTACTTCTTTAATTGGCGCTTGCCCTGTTGCTTTTCTATACTTGTTTTCAGCTTTATATTTCTTTAGCTTTTGATTTGCCCATTTACCTTCTTGAGATGTTGGATTGTCTTTATACGTAGTATATAAAGCAACAACAGTAAGTATTATTGATGATATAGTCTCATCGTCTACTGGAATCGGGCTAATACCTTTGTTCGCTAAGAATTGATTTACTAATGCTAAGATCAATACGATGTATCTTGTTATTACTTTTGCATCCATTTGTTTGCTCCTTTTATCCAAAATAAAAAACGACTAAAAAATTAGTCGTTTAAAATTATTCAATGGTCAATGTTGGAGATCCTGAATAAACATCACTTATAGTGACATACAACATCCCTGAAGGATTACTAAAGTTGATATTTTTACTTGCAACTCCGCTATTGACTCCTGATATTCCTAAATCACTTGAACCTAAATTAGTTTGCGAAACCCTCATTATACCGCTACGTACATTTTCTATTGTCACCTGATAACTTTTATTAGGTTCAACTCCATTTATTGTCCATTTTGCTGTTGATTCTTCTATGCTATCCGGATATTTATTTTTAGGTAAGGGTTTTATTACAAAAGATGAAGGCTTTTTCCATACTTGGATATTTCCAGCATATACTTTTGTATATTCTTCACCTTCGTAAATAAACTTCTTTACATTTTTAAAATTACCTTCCATAAAAATCACCCCTTAATTAAGTAAAGTGTATTAGGGTCTTTTTGATATATATAGTTATATTCATTTTCTGTTCCTGTCCAAATTTTAACCGTCGGTTGAGATGCGCTTTTTAGTTGATATAAATTATCCGCTTGTTGTTTAGTAAAAGCTTGAGATGACAAAACATACCGCTCATCATGATTATGATTTTTTGGAGCATATAAATCGTTTAGTGTTTGTTTGAATTCCTCAAAATCTTCTGTACTAACTTTTGAGCCAATCTGTTGCAATACACTTTCTGAAATAGAGTTGTTTTGTATTGCTTCTGCTAATTCTCTTAATGTATTCATAGATTCAGGCGCGCTATCAACTAGTTCAGCAATTTTTGAATCCGTATACGTTTTAGAGTCGTTGAGAGTTGTATCTTTGATTTTTTTAACTTCTTGCAATTTATCTTCTAACCCTTCAACATTTGCGATATTGATTTTGTCCAATAACTCAGGTTCTGCTTTGATATCTGTATCTTTACCATCAATTTGCCACATTTTAGTGTCAGGATTGATTGATACTACAGTACCGTTTTTACCGGGTGCGCCTTGTTCTCCTTTTTTACCTGTATCACCTTTCGCACCAGGTTGTCCCGGTTCGCCTTTATCACCTTTCGCACCTTTAAATCTACTTTCATTCTTTTCGATGTAAGAAATGACATCTTTATCTATTTTCTCTTTAAAGTCTTTGCTCAATAAATCTGTCGCGTTATCTTTTAAAATTCTCGTAATAGCATCATCTACCAATTTAACATCGATTTCTTTTGCTACAGCAGATTCAATACCACTATCAACGATATTGAAAGAAAAGTTTGCGACATGTATTTTTTCTTCTTCTTTCTCTAAAAACAGCTTACAGCGAACATAACCAGCGTGTTTGATAACCTTTTTAGGTATTTTGTAGGTAAGGAACCCTTTTACAACATCGTCGATAATAAGGGGCTCATTTTTGAATATAGAGCCATCTTCCATAAACAAATGTAATCTAGGTGTTAAGCCATGTGCTTTTAGATCGATACGACCTTGTTTGTCATTGATACCTATTCTTATAGATGCTGTATTTTCATCTTCAGTGTAAAATCGACAGCCAATGTCACCTAAGTCAACACCATCATTTTTTATTCTCGTTTCAACATCTTTTATTTTGTACATTTACACACCTCTTTATTTATATTTATCCCTTGTGAAGTAGATACCTTTTAAGCCGATTTGTTTATATAACTTAGCGATTGTACTTGCTTGATGTTGGCACCACTCTATAGCAGTAGCGTATTGGTGGGTAGCTGGATTCTTAGGATTCCATCTAATTCGGTACAATGTGTTTTGACCTTTATTGATGTAATCCTTTCTTACGAAGCTAGCACCGCCCATGATTGCTTTTGCTGGAGATGTCCAACCTTTATTTTTAGCAAACGTCATTGCATAATCAGGGTCGTTGTCGAATGCACCAATACCGAAGTAATTATATGCACCGTATCTACCACTAGCGAAGTTACTTGTTCCGTATCCACTTTCTAAGAAAGCGTGCGCGATCAAATAAATTTCGTTAATGTTGTTTTTCTTACAAGCTTCCGCGAATGCTTTGCCTTGTCCGTCGAGCGTTCCTTTTCCTTTAAGTATTTTGTTAAGCGCACTAACTGAAATGCCTTGATACTTGCCTAAATTAAGCATTTGATAGCATTGCGTGTTACTTTCCCATATTCGCTTAACATTCATTGCCGAGCTCGTTTGTGCTCGTGTTGCATTAGCCCAGCCCCATGTATGAGATTTTTTCGGGTTACCCCTAGACATTTGTCTATCCAGTGCTTGCTGGAATGTGAATGGACTTGTTTCAGTAACGATGCTTGGTTTTTCGTCTGATGGAGTAGGGCCTCGTGTGGACGCACTGTCAACTGATGTTTTATCACTAATTCTTATTGTTGTTTTTGTCGTTACTTCTTTTATATTTTCTCGTGTCAATATATCTCGTTTAATGTATGTCTCAAGCATTTTCTTTTTAACTTGCTCATACTTTGCGTTATCCGGTATACCTTGCTTAATCAAGTCGTAATTAATTAAATCTTTCATACTACGCCAAATATTAGGGTCTACCTTTAACGTCGTTTCAGATAAGTTTTTATCAATCCCTGACAATAACCAAACACCACGTATTAACGCTTGTATTTGATTCAATAAGAATTGTCGTTTGCTATCTGTTTGACCACCACATACTTCAATAACTAGCCAATTAGGGTGACGCGGGTCATCAAAATTGGTTGGTCTAGCAAGCCATGTAGCCTCTCTATCGACATATAAATGCGGTATTTCATAATCGCTTATAAACTTATTTCTTTGCGTATACAGTTCGTCTACAGAACGCATATGCATTGATTCTTTTATATATAATCCTTGAATATCTGAGCGTTCATCACCCATTACAACTATATGATCAATGAAGTGCTCTTCTTTATCTAAAACATTGCTGTAAGCAGTGTATTTTACTGTTTTAACTTCTTTAAATTGCGGTTTCTTCGCTTCGCCAGTAATTGTTGAGTCATTGGCTTTTGATGCTGAACTTGTATCAGTACTACTAGGTTTGCTAGTATCTTTTGAGTATGGAGGCCTAACAAAGCCTGTAACACTTACATAAGGGTGTCTTACTAATCTTCCTGGAGAACCTGTCCAACTATTAGAATTAACCCAGTTTTGGTCAACGCTATAAAAATAACTTTTATTAGATGGTCCTACTACTATTGCGGTGTGTCCGTCCGAACCTATTCCGTTGCCAGGGTGCCAAACTGCGATGTCTCCAGGTTCCGGTACAAATCCAGATGAATAACGATAGAATCGGAAACCCTTAGGATATCTGTAATTAGCCATATCCTTAGCATTGCCCCATGTTACAAAACCCCAATATCTTTTAAAAATAAAGTTAGGTGTATCCCAACATTGACTGCCCCGATAATTATCTATATTAATCCTCTTACCAATATTCGACTTTGCCCACTCTACTACTTCACTAGCTGTAGGTTTTCGAGTCTTTGGATTAGGTAATCCCATGTATGCACCTCATTTCAATCAAAATAAAAAGCCAGTGCCGAAGCACTGACTCTTAACTGTTATTTACATTTACCAAACCAGAAGCACGCCCAGAAGCTATATCCTAAAATCCCTTTAAGCATGGTAATCACCTCCTTTAAATGCCAAAAATAGTTCTTAGTAAAGCTATGACAATCGTACTGAAGATAGTCCCTATCAAACCGAGAATCCACATTTTTATGTCTCTAATATTCTTGGCATTCTTTTCTTTATTCTTTTCATCTTCTACCTTGTCGCGCTTTAATTCTTCAAAATTTCTATCTAATTTGTCATAAATCTTTTCTTGCGCTCTAAGACTATCTTCTATTCTGTCGAATTTTTCAAACATAGTCTTATCATTTTCTTCTAATCGCGTTAAACGCCAATCTTGTTCATGTCGTTTGGTAAAACCAAACATTACGCCACCTACTTTTTGTTAAATTAAAAAGCCACAAGCATTACACCTGTGACTTTTCATCTTTTGTTTCTGGATATTTTTCTCCAGTGATTAAAGCGTATTCTTCTTTATCGATTAAACCCTTGTCTACGTACCACTTAATTTGCTCGTTTTTATAGTAACCCCAAACATAAAAAGTTTTGATGTCTTTAAAAGTCGGATAAATCATCTTCATCATTAAACGTCCCCCTCAGTACTTGTTTTGTTAGTTTTCAGTTCAGTCAACTGTTGTGTTAACATAGCGTTTTGTTGAGCTAATTCCATTGTTAATACGTTTACTTGTGCCACCTGCATTTGCATACTCGCAACCATTCCGCGAAGTTCTTCATCACTCAAATCTGATTCACTTTGTTGGCTTGATGCATTCGGTACGTCTTCTTTTTCAAAATTGCTGTTATATTTAATTTCGCCGTTTGTGAAAACAAACTTTCTAGGTTCAAACTCTTCTTTGAATTTGATAGGCACATTGTTATCATCTACATCTAAACTATTGCGTAAACCGCCAGTATTAACGTATCCGATAACTTCGTTTTTATCGTTTACTGTTATTTTCATTATTTCCACCCCATAATTTTAGTTATAGTAACTTTGTTGGCATTCGTTCCAGAACCTGATGTTTTGCCTAAATCGAAATACACATCGTTGTCTATTCTTAAAGTGGTACTACTTGTTTTTGATAGTAAACACTCATAAATACCGCCACCGTTACCGTCTGAGTCAACTACATTCGCTTTGCTTAATTGAATTGCATTAGGTAATGCGGTTAGTCCGAATCCCTCAATAACGCCACCTGGATAAGTTCCACTTACCAACAAAATAGAATAGTTTGTGTACGGTTCAGTTAGATTGATTGTTGTACCTACACCATTTGCGCCACCGTCGAACAATACCGTTGATTTATGTTCATTAGGAACTGTCCACTGTTGCTCAAGTCTGCCGTTTGTGATTGATCGTGTGTAAATCTTTTTAGAGTTATAAGGCGTGAAGTTAAATAGCTTGTTTGTATCATCTTTAACGAATACCGATAAATAACCCTCATAACTTTCAACGCTACCTGGTAAATCCGGCACTCTTGTTGCATAGTAATTACCTGCAGTTAGATAACCCAAATCGCCTTGTGCATTATTCAAGTTAACTTGTATTGATTGGCCGTTAGGCTCAGTTAACTTATGTTGTTGCCAACTCGTTGTTCCGAATTTATTATCTACATACTGCTTGGCTTGATTTAAAGCGTTGTTTGATGTTTCTTCGACGAATTGCTTAGTTAAATCGCCGTCATTTTTTTTATAAAACGGGTACCATGTGCCACTAATTTTATATTTTGTATATTCGTCGTTTGAATCATCTGGATACCATGTTGCACGTGCCGTACTATCATCAACAACATAGACAACTAACACGCCTGATTTTCCTAAAGTGTTAGGAGCTACCGGAATATCTGAACCATCGTCAACGCCATCTTCTTTAGGTGTATCGACAGTACCTATATCTTTAAATGAGGGCGCATCTGTCGCGCTAGTGATATGAATAATCCTAGATGTGTTAACTGCGCTTAAAACGCTATCTATGGACTGCTCATACGATTCAATTGCTTTACCGTAATCATCTGTAAGTTTAGACTTTTGCCAATTTGTTGTTGAATTACCTTTAACAAGGTCAGCGCCATTGATTTGTTGTTCAACTTCGTTAACACGTTCAAAAATCGCTTGCTCTTTTTCAACTATTTTATCGACTTCAGCTGTAACAGCTTGTGTTGCACTAGTTTGCGTCGCAGTAATAGCTTGTATAGCTTCGTTTTGCTTGATTTCGATTTGTTGAATGCCTTTTGTCGCACTATCATTCACTTTTGCTATTAACGTTTGTGTATCAGCCATATTTTGCTTTAATTGGTTAAAGTCTTTACCGACTGCTTCGATAGTATCTTGAATAGATTTGATATAAACAAGCTTTGTTATACCATCAAACCCACTAACTAAATCATTTTCAATATTGAAGCTAAATTGACGTTCAACAACAACATTATTACTCCCGTTTTGTGTAAAGAATGCCTGAGCATGCACCTTGCCTGAATGTTTTAAAAATTCATTCGGTATCACATACTGCAAACGCCCATTAATTGCGTCTACTATCGTTAATTCGTCTGAAATATAAGCGCCTCTATCTACGTTATAATCATCGGTTTTTAACACGATAGATGTTTTAACATGTTCAGAACTTATAGATAACGGTCTGTTATTCTTAGTTACTGCAAAATTTAAAACACCAGTTCCTCTATCTGATTCATAGAAACTGATGTTTGTGTCAATAATTGGATTATATTGTGATGTTGTTTGTAACTCGATTAAGTTATCGTCTTTCGAAAAATTATCTACTATCATTATTCAACCACCTTTCCTTCGAATAAACTCCATTTACCAACGCCACCAGTACCAAAGTTTCTAACTAAAAATTGATGTGCAGACGGGAAGTTATTACGTCTTAATACTTGTGTTGTGTTACCTGGTGTATTCGATTTTACTTCTAATATCCAACCTGCAATACCTTTAAAGTCTTTAGGAAAATCAGTAAATCGTTTTGATTCTTCAGTAGTGATATAGAAATCTAAACCAACGATTTTTAAATCTGATAATTTTGTAATACTCTTAGGGATATGTTCCCAATAACCGGCGTTTTGCGGACAGAAATTCCATGCTCCGTTGTTTTTCTTATTGAAAATGTCAATGACACGTTCGAATTTAAGCATATTTCTACCTGTGCTGTTTCTGGTAAGTACTTGTCTTAGAGCACCATTATAGTGTCCAGGCAGTACATCCAAGAACCACCCTGCATCTCTAAACGCTTTCGGTAACGGGAAATCTAATGCATTTTGTGTGTCTTGCGTATAGATATAGTAATGACCAACTTCCGTAATATCACTTAGATATGCTGGGTTCTGTATTGGTAACGGTTTAACACGTCCACCTGAATCAGTCATCGATACTTGAGGTGCAATGTTTTTTAAGAATTGGTTAACACCTCTTTGGCCGATAGAATAAATTGAGTGATGTCTGTTATTACCAGGTCCAATAGTTACCCCTATTAAAAGTGCTTTACGTCCTGTTTCTAGATCGTAATACATATCTAGACCCTCAGCTTCTTGGAAGTCCCCTTTAAAGTTATTATTCACACCGCCAATATCGATACGTCGTTTAAATAACAATTCTTTTGTTTTTATATCGAAACCTTGTAAGTAGTTAGGGTTGGCTGTATTCGAATCACCTGTATACCAATATAAGATACCTGCATCATAAGTGATACCTTGCATAGGTTGTGTATCTGAAGTGTATTCCATAGGTATATCCATTTGATACAATACTTTGTCTATACCTTTATCAATATCGTCAGCACTTCTTACTTCAATGAAATTCAATGAATTCTTAGCTTGTCTTTCAGAAGCTTTATATTCACGTCTGAAAATCATTAAATTTTCTATAGGATTATAAATCGCTGACGTATATCTGTCGTTAAATATATTCGGCATGACATCTTGCATTTCATTACCATAAGTTATTTCTCCAGTTCTATATTGGAAACGTACAAACTTGTTGTTTTTGTTACTGTCCAATACAGCTGAATAAATCCATAATTCTCCATCAATGTATCTATACGCATTGTGTGTACCGTGACCGCCGTTTTTAACAAGCAATCTATCAATAAATTGTCCGTTGGGCTTCAATCTAGATAACATGTAATGATTACCTGGACGAGCTTGCGTCATATAAATAATTTTCGTTCTAGGGTCTACCCAAAATGATTGCATTACTGCGTTAGTATATGGCGATAAATCAGTGATGAATTCCGGTTCTTGCTCTTTTGGTTCGAATCGGTATTCTGTAGCTCGATATTCTTTATAGTTTTCATCTACAGCTTTCTCAACCTTTTTAGTGAAAGCATCTAGTGTTGAATAATCATGATACAAACGATCTTGCAATGTCTTATGACCATAACCTGTATTATCAATACGCGCGTCTTTTACTTCATTGATACCGTCGCCGTTATGGCCTAGAATCATATTGCTAAAACGGCCATTTAAATACGTTAAATAATCTTCAACACTGTCATTCAAGTATTTAATTTGTTTCGCTGAGTGTGCGTATATTTCTTCTTTTTGATGGTATATAAACATTTTCTCAAGTTTGCTCATACCTTCATCTAACAAGCGATAGTTATACTCATGTTGAGCAACTATTTTCCGACCTGTCATTGAATGTAAACTTGTAATTAATCCGTAAGCCATTGGTTGCCTCCTTTAGTCGTAAAAACTGTAATAATCCTTGATTAACTCGTACATAATAACCTCGTGACCTTTTTCGTTAGGGTGTAAGCCGTCCTCCATGCTCGCTTTCCTAAAAGCTGGATTGTATGGCTTAAAGTAATCTGTGTGATATGCGTCAAACACTGGTACATCTAACTCACTACAAGCTAATATTTGAGCGTTTACATAGTCCTCAAGTGTTAACCCTAGTTTGTTTTTGTCCGTGTCTTTACGGCGTATTGTTGTACCACTCATAGGGCATTGTCTTGTAGCTGTCATCACTAGTATTTTTGAATCTGGATTATTCTTTCTAATAACTTCAATTGCAGAACAAAAGGCACCGTAAAACGTTTTTGTATCCGTTTTATCAGTGCCTATCGGTACGCCTGCCCAATAACCGTGTAACCAGTCATCATCAGTGCCTTGTAATATGATTAGGTCTCCTCTTATTTGCTCTGCTTGTCTATAAATGCTGTTTTCTACCGCTTCTTTACCTATTGGAACTGTTGCCATTGTTGCGCCACCTCTTGCAAGATTAGTCGTTTTAGCTTTCAATTTCTTGCCTAACATTTCTGTGAAATTAGTTTTTGCGTGCGACCCTCTAGCTACAGAGTCGCCAATCGTTCCAATTGATTTGATGTTTCTTATACTTGATTGACTAGTAAAGTCGTACATGATCGTACCATTAGCAGTTGTAACTGTTTTAGTATTCATCTTATCGACTTTAGCGTTTATTTTTTCATTCTGCTTAACCAATTCATTATTTATAGATAAACTTGCGTTAACTTTTGCGTTTAATGCTTTTAGTTCTTTAGATGGGTCGGATTTTGTAGATTTTACGCTTTTAACATAATTTGCAGCATCATGAACTGCTTTGTTATAACGATTACGCCTTGTAAAGTCTCCTAATACTACATCTTGCTTAGTGATATTATTGTACGCATCTCTATGTGTAGTGATTTCGACTATTCTCACTAAGTCGTTATATCCTATGGCAGAATCCACCACTCTAACAACATCACCTATTTTAGGGTTAGCTTCTGGGAAATGTTCACGTAACGCTACAAAGTCTAAGGAAATAGAAGCAGTGACACTTTTCTTTATCAATAACTCCATTGCTTTTTTTAAACTATCTTCTTTTTTAATACGTCCATCAACAAGCGGTGGCGCTTCTCTTTTACCTATCAATTGTGCTAATGGATGAGTGAATTCAATTTGTAGTCCCGCTTCTGCAAAAGTCTGTTGTCCATCAAAATCACCATAACCTTTAATAAAGGTATAACATTTAGATGCATCTTCTTGTATTTTGACGTTATCAGCATTCACACCAGCTTTAATGTAATAATTGGCAAACTTAGATAATTCATCATACAAATGAAACGTTTTAGTCTTTGCATCGTATTCATATTCGAGATGATAACGCTCAAGTCCTTTTTTAAAGATTTCTAATCGTGTATCTCCTTTGCCTAATCCCTCGAATTTAGATGCATCTACTTTTGGATGTAATACATACTTATAACCCGTTCCTTTAAAGACAGTATTGAAGAACTCAACGCCTGTAAAACTTTCGTTATACTCTTGGTAAATCCTAGAATTGTTAAGGTCATCAAGTTCTTTTTGCCTAGCTTTGATATCAAGCCTTATTTTTTCGCCAATAGTAGACTTATCAAGTATGACAATTACATATTCGTTGAAATCATCTTCACCTTCAACATGAGTGATCGTCCACATTTTAGTTATAGCACCTATTGCGTCAAACGTACTCGCGTTCTCGATAATAGTTAGATCCAAAGAACTATCTTCATTTAGCTTTTTACTTACCTTTGTACTAACATTAATAGCGTGCCCTACACCCTGTAGACTTTTTAATAAAATTGGCATAGGCTACTCCTTATCTAAAATATAATTTGTGTCTAAATGTAATTTGTTTCATTACTTTATTAGACTTGAATCGATTCCAGCCTGGATATAAAACCGGTTGTTCTAAAGTTTTATTAAAAGAATCTATATTTAAATAACCTCTATAGGTATGTTTACCGTCGAAGATTATTTTATCTCCGGCTTTTAAATCAACTTCCTTAATAACTGAGATATTTCCTTTATCTGTATAGAAAGTGAATCCATCCTTATCATTAGCTTTAACATCTTCAGCTAACTCTATTTCAACAACATTAAACTGATTAAACTGTGTTAAAGGAACATCACCGTTATAATAAACTTCTCCTGAGTTAGTGTTGTAAAATGTCATTTGACGCCTCTTATCACCTTCGTTTGTAGGCAATCTATCAGGTACCGACCATTTTTCAGGGTCGTTATTACTTTCAAGATCAGTACTATAACCGACACTTTCAAAGTATGGTAGTTCGGTTGTTTCAAACGACAAAGAAAATTCCCCTGATGTTTGTGTTGTGTCAAAAGAAACTTCACTTACTAGTCCTACAAAAAGTTGTCGTCCATCAACATAATCAAGCTCAAATGCTTGTTTGTCTTTTGGTATATCTAATATATGCTCATACTTAATTGAATTGTCTGGTGTAGCTAATTCCCTTAAATAAAAACGTCCAGCAAATAGTGCTTGGACGTCTGACTTTAAATGTGAAGCATAAGCAATTTTAGGTACTTTATACCTTATCTTAAGCTCTACTTTTTTAAGTTCTTCTTTAGCGTAATTATGAAATCTACCATCAATACCCTCTATATCAGAATAGTTACGATGATATCCTGCGCCTGTAACGTTATATTCAACTACTTCCAAGTGATTATAAGTGAAAGGATTGTCACTGACGCGATACTGTGAACCATTCCTTATTACTTCTATATCGTGCGCTATCAACTAACAAACCTCCCTTATAATAAGTTGAAACTTCCGTCTATAGCGTTCATGTCATCAATGCGTGATTTAATTAAATCAAGGTCGCCCTCATTTCTAATCGTTACATTCACAATAGGTCTATTATTTTCTTTTAAGCTATGTTGAACATCGCTAGTCATGTGTCTGTCTATAGAAGTACTTACAGGATTTACTATACTATCTGTCAAAGTAGAGGATAGCTCTTTATTAAAGGCACTGCCAAAGTCTGTAGCAATTACTTTTGCTTGTGATACCGCTAAACCTTTACCTAAGCTACTACCTCCACCGTGTCCACTTACGAATGAAGTTACAGAGTCCCAAGCTGATGAAATCGCATCGCCTACCGCGCTGACTACTTTGTGCGCAGCATTGGCTACACCCTCAGCTACTTTGCCGATTAATTCCGCTCCGGCATTTAAGAAATCACTGAAGAAACTTTTAATCTTACCAAGTGCATCACTCATACCGTCACCTACATTTGAGACAACTCTTTTAAACCCATCAGCTACTTTACTCGCGAAACTTGTAACTGTATTCCAAATGTTAGAAACCCATTCAGAACCTTTTGTGATAATAAAGTTTAGTGCTTGCCCCATTTTTTCAGCTACACTCGAAGCCACTCGACTGAACCAACTTGTAACAGTGTTCCAAATACTGCTAACAAAATTAGTGATTGTACTCCATATCTGTGACCAACTTGTACCAAACATAGAAAGTGTTCGATTCATTACGCCAGTTAAAAAGCCGATAATTGACTCCCAAACTGATTGCATGTATTGCCAAATCGTATCAAGCACATTGGTAACCGTAGTTTTAATAGTCTCCCAAGCACCTGAGAAGTCGCCAGTAAGCAACTGAATTAAAGTAGTGAATAAACCTACTATGATTTGGACAGCTACGGATATCACTGTTCCTATGGCTTGGAACGCAATTGTAATTAACGTCCACAAACCTTGTATGATATTCATAACATTTGTAATAATGCCTATTACCAAAACACCTAAAACTTGCATGAATACTTGTCCTAATACTTGTAATATAGGCATGATTGGCTGTAATGTTGATTGAATTTTGCCCCACAATTGAGTTAACCAATCTACTACACCTTGAATCGCACCGGAAACTGCTGTTTTAATACCGTTCCAAGCTTCTGTTATTGTTTTTCTGAAATTCTCGTTTGTTTTCCATAAATAAACAAGAATACCAATGAATACACCAATGACTGCAACTACTGCTAATATTGGCCAAGAAATACTTGTGAAAGCACCAGTCAATAAACCGAACGCTTTACTTACCACCCCAGTTATTCTAGTTAAATCCAGTATTCTTTTGACAACATTCAATAAAGTCATACTAAACACATTACTTAACACACTGCTAACAGCTGCGATCGGAGCCATTAAAGCCCAAAATACGCCACCTAAAATACCGATAACACCGATAATTTGAGCGACTGCTGGGTGTGCTTCGAATAGTTTGGCGATAAATCCAGCTAAATTAGTAACGAAATCTAGTAATTTACTAGCTATAGGAGCCATTGCAGTACCAAATGCCACTAACGCTTTTACGATATTACCGATTAACTGCATAATAGTAGGACCATTCTCTTGAACGTAACTGATAAAGTCTTTAAATCCTTGTGATTGTCCTACTTGTTCTGACCATGCTCTAAATTGAGAAGTTAATTTAACTAACCAGTCAAAAATGTTAGAACTGTTTTGAGCAAAAGCAATCATTAAATTACCAATACCAGCGAACACATCGCCAAATATCTGACCAATCTTAGGTAAGTTAGTGGTAGTGTAGTCAATAAACGCTTTAATAGCATTCTGACCAGCCACACTATTAGCCCAATTTTGGAAAGCTATGGACATGTTCTGTAGTCCTTGAGACACAAATTTGAACAACGGCATTAATTGAGTGAAAATGTTAATTAATCCGTCGCCAAATCTTCCTGCAGCGTTCAATAAATCTCCGAAGATTGCGCCACCTATGCTATTCAATGCTTCAAATGCTTTCTTAGTTGTTTCAGAATGTTTAACCCAATCCTCAAACTTGCGTGCGTTTGCTTCAACCAGCATAGATACTTCAGATAAGAATGGTTTTAATTGAGACATCGCACTTGTAACACCTCTGATACCTGCTGACATCGCATTAAAGATACTTGCTTGATTCTCTTTAACAATATCACGCCATGTAGTTTTTAACTGATCGCTCGCATCTCTAAAGTTTTGAACTTCTTTTGTTACTGCCAATGTTCCATCTTCAACCATTTTAAGAGCGCTAATAGCCATTGCACCAAAGCCAACAACTCCAAGACCTGCGACAGAGAATGCGCCAACTAAACCTAAAACGCCACCACCTAATACACCAACCGCATTAAGTACTGCCATTATTGCAGGTACTAATCCGGCAATCACTGGTATCAATGCTTGTATACTAGCAATCATTAAGCCTTTGACCTGTTGCGCGAAGATAGTACCGAAAGTTCGGATTTTAGTAGCTAAGGCGTCCATTTTCTCGCCGTAATCTTTCAATGAGTTGTTAAGTTTACCCCAAATATCACTTGTTCCATTTACTTCTTTTCTCATAATCTGACCAATTCTTCCGAAAGAACGTTTAACTGCTCCTTCGACTTCATTGAATTCTTTTGTGAATTTATTTCCTAATTTCCATCTGCTGGAATCAATATCAAAACTATGCCTGCTAAGATCTATTAAATCTTCTTTAAACCCTTTAACCGCCATTTTAGCGGGGTTTGCATCTAAATCCAACTTAACAACATGTTTTCTCCAAGCTTCGACAGTAGCTTTAGTTGCATTATATTTGGCCATTAATTCAGTGTTACTTAGTTTCAAATCTACTTTATGTTGTTTAAATCGCTCTACTTGAGCTTTAGCGCGTTCTAAATTCGCTTTATACTCATCTGTTTTCATGAATAATTTAACAGAATGCTCTCGCCATCGTTGAGCCATTGATTTAGCGCGTTGTAAAGCTCTTTGGAATCTTGAAATATCTGCTTTTACATCTGTTTCAATTTCGTTTGGTACAGACGTCTTTGCTAATCGTTGAGCTTTCCTTACGTTGCTTTGGAAATCTCTAATATTGGCCATAATCTTTGCCATAAAATGAGTATCCAAAGGCTAACCTCCTTTCGATTCAAGGAATTTTCTTGTACCTTCTTTGAAGAGTTCACGTCTTCTTTTTTCTTCTTCTAATCTAGCTTTTTGTACACGAGCATAGCTACCAGGTTCTCTTATTTCGTAACGTTGTTTCTCAATGTCACGAATCATACTAGTTAGCCTCTTAGAAGCTTGTACTAAGCCGTTAGCTTGCGCTTGTTCAATTAATAATTGTCTTTGATCTAGGTACCTATCCTGACCACCAATAAGCCAATCACGCCATTCAGCAGGTGTTAGTGCTAACAATTCATGTTCAGGGATATATCCTAAATATCTAGCTGTCAGTTGCCTTATTTTTGAGTAATCGTGTAAGGTTCTGCGCCCATGATTTCCTTGTAATTCTCTTTCATCATTTCTATGCCTGCTTTCGTCATTTCTTTGTCCTCGCTTTTGGCCATATTCGGTGCTTTGTTCAATGTCATCCAGTACGAGCGACTCTCCCTCTTGAAAAAACCACTATTGTTAAGTTTGTCCAAAGCCCCTTGTAATAACGGCAAAGTATCCTCGTTTTCAGTGATGAAATCATCAATTGCTTTTTCTAATTGTTCTCGAGTTGGTGGGTTTTTTAAATAAGCAGTAGCACATTCCCAAAATTGTAAAATCGCTTTGTTTCTAGATTCTAGCAAACCGTTAAAGATAACATTGAATCCTGGCATTGCTCCTTTTCTCCCATCTTCGCTATCTTCTGAGAATTTTTCAGCTTTTCGGTCAAATGCAAATGTTACTTTTGCTTCTACTTCGTAATCTTTTTCTCCGTCATTAATTTTTAATGTTGTAATTGGATTAAATTCAGTCAAAATATATACCTCTTTTCAATTTTTTTATAAAAAAATAGGGAGCTTACGCCCCCTTGATCTATTAGTTTACATAGAATGGTCTTCCGTGTGTGAATCAGATACAACACTAGCTTTCTTTTGATTCTCGAATGTTCCGACTTTTTCGCCGAATTTTTCGTATTCAACTGTAGGCGCACCTGCAGCTTCAAACCACTCTTTCGGCAAGTTATCTTCAGCACCTTCTGCTGTATTCCATTTAACTTTTAATGATAGTTCGATTTTGTCACTTTCATCATCAAATGACATTTCAAATGATTCTGGAACAACATAACCAAACATTCCGTGATGTTTACCGTCTGCACGTTTATTACGCTCATAAAGCCATATACGCAACTGTCCACCTGTTTGTACAGCGTGTTTCACTGCTTCAATTCCTTTATCTCCAGGCACATTACCAATTGTTAATTTAAATGATTCTGACATTGCATTGGGAGAATAGTCCGTTTTACCGCCTCGTACTATTTCAGCTAAATCATTTTCAATCGTATGTCCACCTTCTTGTAAGTCAGCTAATAATAAAGATTCTACTGGATCTAAGTCAGTTTCAGCTGGACGTACAACTGCTAAATAGTTTTTTTGCGCCATTTAATACACTCCTTCGTTTTTCTTTTTATGTCTGTACTTAAATAAAAGCCGTATCGTGCCATGCTTAGTAAACCTGTCTATATCAGGGAATACTGCTTGACTATCGATACGGCTAAATTGAAACTCGTAATTATCTATTTCTATAGGTCTGTTAAGCACATAACCTATCGCGCTTAAAATGAGCTTAGCCTCGTATTGTGTAGCGAACTGTGAATACACATGTATGACAATACCGACTGTTTCTCTCATTGTTGCGCTAGATTCGTTGTTAGTGACGTTTGATTCACCCACAACAATATATGGGTAAACAGCGTCATCTTGAACAACGTCAAAGACCCTATCATCAACTAGTTTGTTAATGTTAGGGTCTGAGATTAATCTTTTATATATTTGATTTGTAAGTTCAGGCTCAACTGATACCCACATATTTAACCACCTCTATGAAAAATACTGCTCGAATGTCTTGCGTCCTGCGTCAATTGCAGGGTTCCAAAATGGCTGTGGCGCTTGACCATATGTGGTGTACCATTCGCCGTCATCACCTTTAAAACTCCACGGAATCTTTGTAGCACGACTACCACCAGGACCAGTAGCATATATACCAGTACCGTATTCAACGTATATTGCATAATCTGCGCCGACACTTATAACACTGGATAACCCACCATCGAAATATTTAAAGTCAATACTTTCTTCTAAAAAACCTAAGTCAACAGGAGCTAATGCTACAGCAGTGTTGTAAATCTTCGTCGTTGTTTTAGCAATACCTTTTTTAACCCACTCTTCTATTTTCTTATCGAACTTATCCAATTCAACAACCATGCTATCAGCACCGTACTTAACTTTTGCCATATGGCACCTGCTTAAGTCGTAGTAACTTAATTTCATGTTGTCCGCCCTGATCTACAGAATCACCTTCAATACTAAAGATTCTACCCTCATACTCAAATAAATTGTTTTTAGATATTGGCAAGTCATAAGGTACATATAGGTTTCTGTCATATTCTTGTGACATTTGATGAAATTTTAGTTGTTCAGATGTAGTAGGCGTATCCATAAATCCTTTAATTGTTTTATCGCTTACAAAGCGCTCTTGTATAATTGGATACTCTCCTACTTTTTTGATACTTCCAATAGAAATAGTGTGAGGGAATTCGTCGTATGGGTTAAACACAAACAACACCTCTACCTTATTGGTTTAAACGGATGAAACTTTGCTCGTTTATACCTGTTTAATACTCCACTAATGTAATCAGGGACACCATCGTTATAAGTGTACGACACTGTCCCCATACTTCTTGACTTTAAATTCTTTTTAACTTCAGGTCGTTGATAATACTCTAGGACATCTGCGACATACTTTTTGATTGAGTAAGGATAAATGACTTGACCATCTTTCATAAAATCATTGTTTGTTATATCCCTAACATCTTCTAGTATTCCGTCAACTTCCATCTTAAATATTTCTTCTTCATCACTTTTAACTTCCACTCCATTTTTCTTGAGTAAAAGTTTAACATCTTCATAAAGAGTCATTTTTATCACTCGCTCTTATCAGACGTAGTACGACGTGATTTAACCTCTTTGTAACCGACAAGACTGTAATAAGAGTCAAATGCCTTCTTTGTAACAGTAATAGTCATATTGTCTTTTTTTACCTTAATCTCTTCTGCAGGATTAGCCATCATATCTCCTCCTATTCAGTTGGTTTAAGCGTTGCGAACGCTTCTGGTTTAACGTTCATGTATGCAATATGCATCGTCGCACGTAAAGCGAACATATCACGTTCAAATAATGATACTGGTTGGCCAGAAGCATCTGATGCTTGTAACGTCGTTAACGTGGCATCTTCAGAAATTGCATACTCAATACCTTGTAAGATGCCGTAACGTGCGTAATCCCAATCACCCATTAGTGCTAACGATTTCTTTTTGTCGTATACATCCGCTCCAGTATAAGATAGTGGTAATCCCATAATCTCGTTCCCGTTAGCATCAAATAATGGTCTGTCATTAGCATCTAAAGCATTACGCATTTTACTTCTGAATGAACGTGTAGTTAATACTCCGTTTGGATCTAACTCTTCATCTTCAATAGTAGCCATTAATGCCGAAAGGTCTACGTATAAATTATTAGTATCTGTAACAACGTTACCTTTCTCTTCTGCGCCTTCAACAAGCGGTTTACCACTAGTTGAAGTGTTGTAAGGTGATTTAGTACCAAAGATAACAGCTTGGTCAAACGCTTTGTAAAATGCCTCTGCAATTAGAGGTTTAACCTCATTAAAGAAATCTTTTGCAGTCCATTTAAGAAACTCTTTTGATAACGGAATAATTACACCAATTTTCTTAGCTTCCATTTCTGCTTGTGCATATTCAGGCTTAGAAGTTTGAATACGTTCCGTTTCTGATACCCAGTAGGCGCCTACACCTTTTGCTAAGTAAGTAAATTTTTTCTTTTGTGCTGTCATTGGCTCATTTTTAGCTAATTTCATAATTGCTGAATTAGCCATAACGTCTTTCATGATTAAAGTACCTTGTTCTGCTGGAATAACGCCGTTTTTAAAATCCGATAAAATAACATTGCCTGGCGTGTATGTTGGAGTTGCCATATTTTATTACCTCACTTTATTTTCTAATATTGATTTCTTTCGCCATTTCTTCAATGGACTTTACATTTGAAGGGTCTAAATCTTGATTTCGTGATTCTTTAACATCTCTTCCACTCGATTTAAATTTAGACTCAACACCTTTTTGAACATACTTGTCAAAGGTTTCTTTTAAAGCTTTTAAGTTTTGCTCAGTATCTTCATCAGAATCGCCTAAAAATCTATCAACTAAGGATGTTGGTAAATTTAGTTCCTGCGCTTTACCTAGCGCGTTACTTCTTAACTTCTCACGTTTTGCCTCTGCGTCGCGTTTTTCTAACTCTTGTTCAAGAGCACTAATACGTTTTTGTTCTTCTGATTGCTCAGGATTACGCTTCCGTACTTCTTGTTCGATTAGATCCTCAAGATTTTTCTCTTTCCATGATTCTAATCCTTTCGAATGATAACGATCTAATTCAGGTTGAATGAATCGTTTACCTTCTTCTGTATCTAAAAAGCCTTTAACGTCATCAACAGACACCGTCTTAAGTCCCTTTAGATAATCTTTTACTTCTTTATCGTCTTTGTGTTCTTCAAAAAAAGACTTAACTTCTTCGATATTCATATATCAAAACTCCTTTTTGCCCTTCGCGTACCCTAACAGTCCGAAAAGTGCATAATAAAAAGCAGTTTAACGACATGCTAAGGTCGAGTAGCAAAGAGACAACTAAAAAAGTGTGAAATCATTATTTTTAGCATTTTCTTCGCTAATAGATGTTTTAACCATATCTAAATCAGCTTCATTTTTAACTGTTACGTTTACAACAACTTTTTCGTTTTGTAACTCTATTATCTCTTCGTACAAGGATTTAATGCGTTCTAACTTTTCTATAGCTTCGCCAGTATCAACATTTACTTTTATTTTAAAATCCATATCAATTACCACCTTTTCGCTTATATTTCTCCCACTCACGATAAGTCATGAATGGGATAACTTCATTTTTACCATCGTCTTTACGTGCTCTCATTACAGTTGGCAATTCATTTTCATCAATATAATAAAGTAATTTGCAACGACAATTAATATTCTCTTTCGCACTGTTTACACCAATAAATAGCTTGGGCGCCTGCCCAACACACCCACTTGATTTAAAATTCTGATCTATTTCCACTGATTCCCCATCTAAATGACGATGAGTATCACGTGTTCGTGTATCTTTAGTAGCATGCCAACGTTTCTTCATCTTCAAACCGTTATCTTTAGCAACCATTGCGCTATCAAGTCCAGCTTGTGACATTGCTCTGCCTGCTTCTGTACGAGCCACACGCAATGATTGAGCTTTAGACATGCCGACATCATCACGTATTGCTTTAGCTATCTTAGAGTAACCCTCTCCACTCATAATACCTTGTGTAATGTGCATACGTATCTTTTTCAATACTTCATCACGATGTTTTTGTAGTGTTGGCATTAAACGAATGAACTCAATAGGTTGTTCAATAGCTGATTTGATTACCTCTTTACTCGGAACATCAAACTGCATAGATGTTTGACTCGCCATTTCATATAAATAAAGGCTCATAAGGAATTTTTCTATATAAGCATCTTCTTGTGACTTCTGAATCATCTTAGCTACTTGCCTATAGTCATCAGTCAACATTGTACCTATACGAGTTAACTCCTTATTGAGCCTGTTGTATTTATTGAATTCAGTCCATGTAACATACACATCATCATTTTGATATTTCTCAAACATATCTGCGATGATTTGTTTTATCTCTTTAAGTCGATTAGCAAATAGTTGTTCTATTGGTTTTTCTGCTTTAGAGATTAAACCCTCGATATACTCATCAATATCATTCTGATTGGTTATTTTGGGATTTGTCATTTGCGTCACCTTCATCTATGTCAGGTAATTTGTCATTAAATTCAAGACTTTCTTTTTCCATTTCGTCTAATTCGTAATCAACATCATCAACTAGTTGTGATTGTCCTAACCTTGTTCGTTCTGAAACTTGTCCCTTCAGGTTAATTAGCACTTGTGATTCTTCTAACTTATTAACTGGAATGTTACGAGTGAACTTAAATATCAGGTTTAAATAACTATCATCATCCAAGTTGTACCCTTTACGCTTTAATGCAGATAAAATAACTTTGAATTGATACCTCAACATAGCTGTCATCTTACGCTCAAACGTCATACACTTGTTCTCTAAAGCCATAAGTTTAAGTTTCATTCCAATGATAGGTACATTTCCGTTAAACTCGTCAGAATTAAAGTTTACTGACTTTGCAAAACGCATGATATTCTTTTCGATTCGATCTAAATGGTTCTCAATCATTGTGTCATTTACATCTTTTGTTAAGTATTTAACGTCCATATCTTTGTCGAACAACTCAAATGCGCCACTCTTTTGTGTTTCTTGAATCATTTCTTCACTCATACCCATACCGCGTAACACAAGGTATGCTAAACGTGTCTGACTAATCTCACTTGATGCATCGCTCATTGTTAAATCATATGCGTCAATTAAGTGAATAACCTTTTCAGCATCTCCTATCATCTCTTTGTTGTTAGGTACACCAAACAATGGATTGTAATCAAATAAATGTTCATATCGTCCAACTTCTTGCAAAGCGTCAATACCTTCTCCTCGAAATACATAATAATAAGCATTATCGTAAAACTCTGCGTACACATAATCAGTGCCATTATCATCATCTTTTTCATAAAAGTAGCGCAATGAGTATGTAGGTTCTAAAATATTGTCGCCAACAAAAATAACATTATAGGGATCTATATTCTTAATCCTAATATCACCATTCGTATCAATATATGCTAACCTAGCACCATATCCGCAAATTGCTGCCATTTTACCTATTTCAGAATCCTCATCATCAACACTATTTCTAATGGCAAAGTTGGTTATAAACTTTTTCAACTTTTCGTTTTTTTCTGCGTTTTCATCTAAATCATAAGTAACAGGAACACCATGTAAATAACCAACACGTGTATCAACAATTTCGCTGTCAAAAGAGTTGTTAAGTTTGTTATTAACAGACACGTCTAATCGCCTTACATTTCCACCAGTTTCAAAATCTTCTTTTTCTTCAATTGGTCGACGTTTGAATATTGGTACATAGTCAATATGTGTCTTGTATCTATTATAGAGATTAACCATTCTCTCTCTATCGTCTTTATGTGACTCTATTAGAGCCTCAATATGCTTAGGCAATATTCCTTGTGCTTCAATATCATCTATTAACTTATACAATGTCATTTCCCCCTCCTTAATCGTTCAGGTTTAGTATGTGTGTATATGGCATATCTTAACGAGTCCAACACGTCATCAAATTCTTTTATAGGCTCTCCGTTTGTAGGGTGCCAAACATATTTAAATACCTCTTGCTTAAACCTATCCATATTATCATAAAGAACAAGTAACTTGTTTTGTTTGAACAACTTAGCAACTTCCTCTACACCCGATAGTTTACTTTTATCAGCGTTAATTGCACGTAATCTATGTCTTCTAAATTCAGTGATGTATTCAGGTCGTGCAGTATCGCAGTAAAAATTAATATTGCCATATCTACTTACAATATCTTTTGCAATAACCACCCAATCATCAATAAACTTAAATTGGTGTGCGTGCTCCTCAATAAAATAAAAGTTACCATCTATACCTCGTCCTATTAACACAATAGATCCATAGTGCTCGTAACCCCAGTCGACACCAGCAAAGTATTCTTTGATAGGTATGTCGTCCAGTTCATCTGCTTTAATCGTATTCTCATTCAAATCAAAGTCGGCATATACTACACCGTCACCAGACACCCACATACCGTTGATATTACGTTCATAGAACATACCTGATGGTGTTGAAGCCTTAATAGACTCTTTATATCTATCATTAAGAAAGTTATTGTCATCGAGCTTAAATTGGTGACTCAGTATACCTGCTTTAGGATCTGTATTTTCAATATAATCTTTCAACAACCAATGCTCGGGATGGTCAGGGTTGGTATCTACCAATATTCTTGCGCCAGTTCCACTACAACGTGACTTAATCTCGTCAAACACCTCTTCATGCGCTAACGACGCTTCATTGATATATGCACCAAACGATGTCATACCACGTATAGCTCCTATACCACTTACTTTACTGTGACCTGTCTGAACCACTTGAACGCCAAATAACATGAATGAATTATATTTATCAAAATTAAACTCAATGCCATATTTGTTAGTTAACTCTATTAGTACGTTTTTTTGAATCGTACCTAATGTTGCACCAGCAAGTATATATTGAGGTGTCTCAATTCCTTCTTCGTCTGCTATCTTTCGCACACGCATTAACTCACGTAAAAATAAGTCATTGTTTAATATTGTTTTACCTGTACGCTTTGCTCCGTGATTAATTAACATAAACCAATCTTGTTTTTGCGTTTGCTTCAATATTTCAATTTGTTTGTCCGTATATAAAGATTTAAGTTTATTCATTGACGATCACTTCCGTTATTGCGTCGTGAAGTTGTTTGATTTTATCTTCTGTTCCACTGTCACCTTTATCTATTTGTTCAATCTTCTTCTCAAGCATCTTAATTTCAGTTTCTATTTTCTTTTTAGCTAAAACTTCGTTACCTAACGTCATTCTATTCATACCATCTAAACTAGCGAGGAATGCATCAGCTGTCGCTTTCTTCACTCCCTCTATTTCAATGTCATTCTTAGCTACATTCTTTAGCCACTCATATTCTTCAAAGGCCTTTTGGCGTGTCCATTTTGATTGTTCAGCTACTTCTTGACGCAATTTTTCGTACCTTCCGGAAACCTTCCGATTTTTAAAAAGTGTACTCGCTTCTTTATCTAGATATTCCCCACTCTTACCTTTAGTCGAATACCCTGCGTCAATATATGCTTTCCGTTGGCTCTTGCCCTCTATGAGTCCTAGCACAAACTTTTCTTGCTTCGGTGTTAATTTAATCAATTGTTTTCACTGTATCACACGCCTTTACGTTAATTACTCTAGTTATTTAAATATAAAAAATGCCCCTACATCTTGTGCAGGAGCTACGTTCAATAAATGTGAAAGGAGGAAAATAGTTATGACTCAAAATGCAAGAATTAAACTACCCACCATATAGGCAGGTAGTAGGTGATTAATAGCGTAACATATCATCTTTTATATGTTTGTCACTTCTCAATCACATCGATGAGAACATCTAATGTGGCTATTACCCCACGTCTTAAGATAATTCTTACAAATCAATTATATAAAATTAATTCACAGTTTAAAAATAGTGTCATTTTCGTCATTTCTGTCATTTTTGTCATTTTCGTCACTGTAGTAGATAAATCTTTTCTGCTAACTCATCACGGCGCGCTAAGAAGTTGTTTCTATTTAATTTAGAGTTAGGCATCTTCTTGATAATCGCATCCCTGTTATAACCTTTCTTCAATAACTCTAAGAAGCAAAAGTCAACGTGTCCCAATCTCTGTTGCGATTGATTTATAAACTCAACCTCTTTTAACATCTGAGCATACCTTTTATTTGCTCTCTCAAGCCTCACAACAACATCTTCAACTTTACTTGAGTTTTCCCCTTGTGGTTTCGGCAACGTTGCTTGTATGCCATACTGTGCAATTGAATTGCTATCATATTCCGGTATTACATCAGCTAATACATTACACTTCATTTTATGTGTGCCTATCATATTAACAATTGACTCTTTGCTATACATCTACTCTGACACCTCCGCCCTCATCAAATCAGACTGATCGCTCAACTTTGCGAAGTCACTCGGCGCTTCTACATCATCATTAGCCGTCATCATAATATATACTTGCTCAGTTACATACTTACCTAGCTCATACATCGCTAGTAAGAATAATAGTCTTAGTATTTGCTTAATCATTTCCCACACTCCCTTATATTTTCAAACAACTGCCCTAATTTAATAACTGCACCTCTTTTAACTTGTGCCTCGTATTTGCGCTCAGCTTCTTCTTTACTCTCTGCCTCAACAACTGTAAACGTCTGATTATCTCTAGCAGTAGTAAAATGTTCATGTGGTTGTCCTGTTGAATCTTTGAATGTTGTGACTAAGTATTGTGTCATTCCTCATAGCTCCCTTGAACTTGTTTGAGCTTACTCATAAAAAACATTACTAAAAATGCTATTAAGATATGCGTCTTTTGATGTTTATAAGCAAATGTAGATATCATAAAGATAGTAGCAAGCATTAACATTTCATATATGTTTGTGTGTATAGTCTTTTTACTCTTAAGAAAAATAATTGCTATGCGATAAAAGAGATAAACGCCAAACCCTATTAAAAATATTTCTAACATGTCGCTCACTTCCCCAAAACCTCCTTGACTCGATCTAAGATGTCTTTACACGTAACCTTTTTCTGTGTCTGCTGTTCCATCTTGTCTTGCATGATTTCGCTCCATTTTCTTTTTATAAGCTGAGATGAGTTTGTCGATAGTGTAGTATTGGATTGCAATAGCGAATGGTAAGAATAAATTAATACTAAACCAACCGTTGTATAATTCGTCTATATCTGACATAAATTCATCAACTATATCACTGTCATTAAAATCAATTTCAACACTATCTATACAATCGGTAAAAATGCCATCTTCTACATAATCCAAAATTTCTTCCATATCGTCTGATTGTTGATTCGCAATACTCAATCCAAACGCCAACATGTCTGCTAACTCATCTAACTGCACATCTAATGGCTTACCTGGTTTCTTTTTCCAGTTTTTAAACGTTTCCAATGTATTAAACCATTCAAAGAATTCAACAACATACGCAACCTTACTATCTTGTAAATTAAGTGTTGGAATTCTATCGTCAAACTCCTTTTGTATTTGTAATAACTCTTGTAATTGATCTACTGTTAATGTGTTAGTCATTTTCCTGCTCCTCTAAATCTTTTCTTTTATTCCAAATTTTTATAAGTTTTTCTGCATTATTGGTATGAACGTGTGACCATGTAGATGGTTGTAGTTTGCAATTTTTATTAGTACATTCAATTAATAATGTATCAAAGCTATATCGTATATCTGCTAGACCGCCACAAAAAGGGCAGGGCTTAATTTTCGGACTACTCATCACTCTTCACTCTCCTCATATTTATAGACCACTTGCCCCGTCATAATCCCTACTGCTTCATCAAGACCAATATCTTCTTTGAGTGCATCTTGCATAGCATTAGGTAAACCTTCAAGTATTTCATCAAACGCTTGCGCTTTCTTATATACGTCCTCAATCTCTTTTAGTAATCCCTCTGTGTCATTGCCGTTATACGCACTAGCACTTATAACGGATTGTTCTATTTGTTCACGGTTATTCATTTGTGTCTTCCTCCATTTGCCCTAAAAATTCGTAGAACTCATTTGTTCCGTCTAGTTCTTCCATTCGCGACATTATAATATCTGCAGTGCTTTTACCTCCTATATAGAGAGCTCCTATCCTGTTCGCTTTGCTCTCAGGGTGTAGTTCTCTAAATTTAAAACAGTAATGTTCGTATCTTCCAAGCAATTCATTTTTAAGAGTACGCCACATGTTCTCCAACTCTTTGTTACGTTCTCTTAACTTACCTATATCCACGATAAGCTCATCTTGTTGCTTCTTGTACTCATCACGTTCTTTTAATGCTTTGTGAAATTTACCTAATAACTTGTTTAATTTAGTACAAAGGTTTTTATATTGTTCATCTGATAAGGTGACCGTCATCTCATAACCTCCAATAGCTCCTCATTTTCAAAAATATTTCCAATAATTTCAATAATGTCGTCATTTTCACTTATTAATTCAGTTACATTGCTACAAGTTATATAAAAGGCTCCTTCTTTAAACTCGATAAAACTTACTTCTCCGGAATAAGAATCTTGAACAATATCCCCCTCGTAAATCTCCACACCGTTCACATCTTTAAATCCTGTAGATTGCATGAGTTCAACAGATGAATGCCATCTTTTATGATCTCCCTTACCGTTAGACTGTACTCCAGCTAAACGAATAATTCTTGCACCTTTGCTACTAAAATCAATAGCACTTACTTTGTGCATTTCCTTTCCTAATTTATCCCACGCTCTAAATTTCAACACCATTCTGTTACCTCCAGTTTTTCGATTTCTATGCTTGCAGTTTCGAACGGGAGCTTTTTACGAATCAGTTTTAATACCATGTTCGTGGCTTTTTCCTCATTCGTACTTTTCACGAAATAATGTTTCTTTAATTTATAATCACATTTAGATGCAAAGAACTTGATACAAAGACATACTTTATAGGTTTGCATCATACTACCAACTCCCCATCTTTCCAAATTAATGTCATAGTTTTATCTTCGTTTAGTATATAAAACGCTCTGGAAGTACCGTCTATCAACTCTCTGATTGAATCATTTTCATATATTTCAAAACCTTCAATATCGTTTAGTTCTACTAGACAATCAAACTCAGTATCTTCAGTGACTTCCTCTGTGATTTCTACAGTAAAAATATCTTTATCTGTTACTACTTTTGTATAAAACCCATGCCCATCAGTTGAAAAATGTACTTCGCTACATTCTCCAAGCGTGCCCATTCTATCTGATTGAAACACTTTACTTTCAACTTGTTCAGGATTGTTCCATGCCCATTCCACCAGTTCGAGTAGCGTCATCTTCTTTTTTCTTTTAATCTTTGCCATTATTTCCATCTCCTCTAAAATAAAGTTAGTTGCTTCTGTTCCTCGTATTCCAAATCCTGTTGCTTTATATATGTTTCAAGCTCTTCAGCTGTATCAAATGTCTTTTTCACGCCTTGCCAACCTGGTACGATATGCCCATGAAAGTAATACGTGCCATTTACTACATGAATATGTGCCACTCGTTCGTTATCCTGATACAGATATCTCTTAGATCCAAAGAATTGATTTAGGTATTCTTTGCGTGCGTTATCTGTCATGATCTACTTCTTAACTTTCACGAATATGTCGTTTTCCATCAGGTAGCACGCATAACGTCCTCTTGGATGTTTCTGTGGTACATTAAACAAATGTGGCTTCTTTCTTCTTAGCTCAGCCTCTTTCTTTTGCTTTCTTTCCAATTTGCGTTCGAGTCTAGCTTGTTCCAGTCTTTCTATTGTTTTCTTTTCTCTGTACTCGCTTAAACGCGTACCTTCTGGTGCGTCCATTGCTTCATGTAGTTCCCAACCGTCTTTTACTCTCTTAGAAACCATTCCAGCGGTTATACCGTGACTTTCTATTAATTCCATTTCAAATTTACTGAACCTATAAGGTTTATCGTGTATCCTTACAATTCTTGCTGCTTTCGCCATTTATTCCACCTCTATATATGCATGTCTTATTGTTATGTTGTCATACTTTAGTAATTCATCCGGATTGTCATCTAAGCGCTTTGCTAGCATATCTTTTTCATCATCCACATCATCGAAATGATGATATTCAACTTCTGTAGGTATTCTTATATCAATCGTTGCATTTATATATGCTTGTTGTTGCATTAAATCACTTCATTTCTCTTTTTCTTTTACGTCTGACTTTCACTAAGTCCTCATATACCATCCATTCTTGACCTGTGTATTTAGGCGCTTTACATATCCACGTTAAATTCACATCTCTATACTGATATCTGAATATCTTCGCTTTGATGTTGGCAACTTCAGTCGCCTTACCTTTAACGTCTATAACTTCAACCAGTTTCCCTTCCTTCCACAAAGAGAAATCGGCTATATACGTAATCGATCTTTGTTTCCCGAATTTAGGTTGTAATTCAAATTTCGGTTGTATTTCGATACGATCATAGTTAGTGCCATTCATATTACTTTCTAAATATTGGTAATATTCGCACTCTACTTTGCTATCAAATACAATTCCTTTGTACTCAACTTTCTTAGCGTTGTATTTACTCATTGTGCCACCTCTAAATATCAAATATCGTTGCTTGTAATCCTAGCTCTTGCTCATATAAAAGACCGTGAGCGCCTTTAAATCGTTTTAGGTCACTATCAGCCATGATTTTCTTTTCGTCGCTGAAATGGGCTCCTGTGAGCGAATAAACTTCATTTACGTTGTCTTCATGTTTGATAACCTTAATATCTTCTGTGCCATCTTCTCGGTATAAGTAATGTTTTTCTTTCGGCATTTTTAACACTCCTTAATATTCGACGATAGCGGGGCGTGTGTGACGTTCTGCAAGTTTTTGGATAAATAGGTCATATAACTTATTTTCATCGCCCTGTGCCTCGTCTATGAGTTTCTGAGCGTACATATCTGAACACTCAAGTTTAATTTTCAAAAATTCTTTGGTTACCATGCGTCTCGCTCCCTGAAATCGTCTCCGATTACTCTTACTTTTCTTGCATTGTGTTTCATTCTTGAATTGATACGTTGCCAGTTCATATTTTGATTTAGTTCTTTATCACTAAAGTTAGTTGTAAAGATGTTGTTTTTACCTACTCTGTTATCAACAATGCTGAAAAGTTTGTTTAAAGTATGTTCTGTGTTCTCTACACCCATATCATCTAGTACAAGTAAATCAATATCGCTTAACAATCTGACTAACTCGTCTGTAGTCTCTACTGCATTTTTGTTGTATGTCGCTTTGATACGATCCATCAACATTGGTATGTGCATAAAAGCAACCGTATGCCCTTTAGCTTTGACTGCTTTTGCGATAGCGTATGCTAGGTGGCTTTTACCAGTTCCGTATGAACCTTGCAATATTAATGATTTTGGTTCTTTTGTAGAGAAGCCTTGTACGTACTCTATTGCTGTTTGTTTAGCGTGTACTTGTTTTTCATTTTGTGGCTTGTAGTTTTTGACTGTTGCATCTCTTAAAGACGGATTAACGTTTGATTGATTGAATATGTTGTTTATCTTCCGTTGCTTGTTTCGCTTATATTCCTCATAGATTTCACATTTGCAACCGTCTTTATACTCGTAACCATTCGGGTGTTTTTTAGTAGGAGCAAACTTATATAAGTCGTATTCACTTCCACATCTCTCACATTTCAATCCTTTTTCGACATGAGTAGGTTGATATTTTTTCAAGCTTTCGTTTATCTTTTCGCTGAATAGTGGTTTCATAATATCCCCCTAATCCCAATAACTTTCGTCGTACTTCATGCGTTCCAATTGATCCGTGCCAGTTGGTTGTATTTTTTGATTGAGGTACCCCTCAAATTTACTGCCAAAAAGTGTTTCTGGTCTAAGGTATTTATCGCTATCCGTGTTTAACCATTCAGCTGTTTTGATATCAATCACCTTTTTAAAATCCTCCAACCTAAAATCTTGATTCCATCTTGCTTTAATAAAATCTTTTGTTTTAGCTGTATTATGTTTAAAATGCTTTCCTGCTTTTTTATTTAAGTATTCGATAATTTCTTTATAGGGAATGGAAGACACCGTCGGGTTGCCCGACAATATACTTCCTTCATTATTAGTATTGTTATTATTAGTTAAATCATTATTAGTACTATTATTATTAGTAGTATGCGATTTACCATTAACGGTTTTTCCATTGTTGGTTTTACCGTTAACGGTTTTTCCAACGTTGGAAAATCGAATGTGGTGCGGTTGCTCATATACTAAGTACTCATAACCATTTAACCTACCACTTTTATCACGTTTTCTACTACGTTGAATGTATCCAATTTCTTCCAGTTCCTTGATTCCACTCTTTAAACCGCTAAGTCCATCAGTTGAATGTTGCTCTAGTTCTGTTTCGTAAATTTGCCAGTTATCAGGTCGACTTAACAAATAAAGTAGAATACCTTTAGCCTTCCAACTTATATTAGAATCATGTATAAAATCTTTGTGTACTGTGACAAAGTTACCTGATTCTTTGTAAACTCTAAATGTTGCCATTTCGTTATCTCCTTTCTGGTATAATTTTATTATCGCTATTGCGTTAGATTGGGGGTGAATAATTATGGATCCTATTTTAGGTAAAGGTATTGATAAAATTATTCAAGGTGCTGCAGATGGACCTATCAAAACATTAAATTCTACTTGGGATTTAATTTTTGGTGGATATCATAACTGGGTTGCTAAAATACAATATAAACGAGAATTAGACTTGACTGACTTTAAAGCTAATATTGAATCTAAGGTAAAAAAGATACCTGATAATAACCTACAAGAACCTGAACTTTCAATAATTGGACCCGCTATTGAAAGTTCTAAATTTTATATTAGCGAAAGAGTAATAAGAGATCTTTTCTCTAATTTAATTGCATCTGCAATGGACAATCGCAAAACAAATGACGTACATCACTCTTTTGTTGAGCTTATTAAACAAATGTCACCTAAAGATGCAATATTGTTTAAATTTCTATGCAATCAAAAAGTTATTCCGGCTGTAAGATACAAATATATACGAGACAATAGTAAGGCAGGCGACTTTTTGTCAGATAGTATTATTTCTAATTCACCAATCGATTTAAATTCAACAGAAATTTCATTAAATAATTTAGAAAGAATTGGTTTATTAAAAATTGACATAGGTCTAAATTCTTATACTAATGAAAATCTTTATGAAAGTTTTGATGATCCCAAAATAATCAATAATTATATTCAAAAATATAAAAAAGAAACTTACAAAAAAGTTCGTGATGTTTTTAATATGATTAATCATTTTGGTATAGAAAATATATCTCGTTACTATAATTTATCTATCAATGAAGTTTATACAATTGTAAAACCTGCCTGTATTGAGTATGACAAGGGGTACATTGAAATTACCTCTTTTGGCAAAGCATTTGCCAAATGTTGTTTTTAATATCTAGAAAATGGTTTTCCTACAGCTTTTTTATAATTTCTAACATTCCTAATCTCTTCCGCCAAGATGACGATTAGGAGTGCTATTTTTATTACTCTTAGTCTATTCATTCATTTTTCTCTCCTTTCAACATTTTGTTTAATCTTCCATCAACTTTTAGCCACGAGTCATGCAAGTGATATTTATCATCAAACGACTTAACGCCCATCGCATGTTGCTGGTTGTGATGTTCACGACATAACGCTAATACATGTTTGTCATAGTGATTCATCTTATTTCTGTTCATGCCTCTGCCGACTGCTTCATAATGTGCTAGGTCTGCGTGAGGCTTTCCGCATATTACACAGTTGCGGTTGATTGTAGCCCAATATAATAACGCTTTATCTTCGCTTAACAACTTACTCGTTTCTACACTCATAGGTATTTGATGATGAAACATAAACGCTATAATCAGTTCTATTAACTCCCTTGCAACTTTCATAGAACAGTCGCGCAGACTGATTTCTTCATAACCTTTCATAATTTCCAATTCTGTTTGTAATAATTTTCTAGTTGATTCCACCGGTTCTCCCCAGTGAAGTTCTATATCTCTACACATTGCGAATATTTTTTTGCGTTGTTCTATAGATAGTTTTTTATTATCCGGAACCTCTACTTCTGCTTTTAGTGGATATCCGTTTTCTAGTAAGTCAATGTGACTTTGTTCAAGTTCAACACCAGTAGCAACGACGGAATAAGTGCCGTCATTGTCTTTCTGGTATCTTGTAATGTATTGCATTTAAACCACACCTTAAAACGCTAAATCTTGGTCGTCATATCCAAATTGGCCACTGCTTTCAAATGGATTGCTTTGTTGAGACATTGATGTTTGTTGTTGTGCCCCGTTATTTTCTTCAGCTTTTTGCTTATCTGTCTTCGGAATAGGTTTGTTAACAACATCATCGCCCTTTTTGTAAGGTTTAATAAATGAAAAATCCGTAAAATACTTACCTTCATCTTCATTGAATTTCCATTTCAATACCAAGTGACAAAACTTACCAATAAGATCATTGGTATCAAAATCTAAGCTAGGAAGATTTAACTTAATACCTAATCGAGTAACTAATTCAATCAATTGTTTTTCTTGGAAATCATATTTATACGGCGGTACAAATTGATTATGTTTATATTGTTTGCCTTCATCATTTTCAAATACGATTGTGAAATATCTATTTTCTCTATCATTGAATTCAATATTTTTAACTTTCACTGTGAATTCTCCAGCTTGAAACCCTGCTGAGCCGTTATAAAACTTTTCTTGATTTGTTTCTTTAGTAAATTGCGCTTGTCCTGTGATTTTCATAATTAAATACCGTCCTTTTAATTAATTTTTAGTTTCCATTTCTAATTGCTTCTACTACGTCCGTAATGCTAGGATTTGCAAATTTCTTATTGTTAATTGTTATTGAAGGTGAATGTCTAATCTTTGTTTCAAACGTATTAGAAGGTTCAGCGTTTAGAATATATCTAGCTTTCTTTTCTCCGTTATCATCAAATTCTTCAATCATTGCCCTAGCTAACACATCACTTTGAGAAGTAATAGCTTTTTTAATTTGTTCTTGCGCTTCAATAGTGATAGTAGGGTTGATAGTGCTACCTTCATCATCTTTATCTTTGTTGATACCTTCATGACCTGTAATAACAAAGTGGAATTTGTATTCTTCTTGAAGTTTTCCTATTAATCTGTACATACTGACAATTCGTTCAGCAACTTCTCCCCAATCATTAAACGTTGGTTTTTTAGACTTATTTTTCATCACATCATTCAATGTCATATCTCTAAGTTTTTGAATAGTTTCAATAACTACAACATTGATTTCTTGTCCGTTTTCTCTCATCTCCTGTAAAATTTGAGGTAAAAAATTTACAACATAAACAAAGTGTTGATAGTTCTCGATTTCTACGTCTGATCCTTCGTCAGTAACCGTTGTTCCACCTTCGTTAATGTCAATGACGAAAGCGTCTTTATCTCTTGTAGCAAACGTGGTTTTTCCTGAGCCAATTTTTCCGTATACTGCAAATTTATAGAATTTCCTTTTATTTTTCTCAGCGATATTATTTATCTTTAGTTTTTTGAGTATGCTTACTTTTTCTTGTGGTTCTTGTTTTTCCTCAGTCATGTTCTACCTCCTCATACTCAATTGTTTCTGTCACTGTTTTCTTGATTGCTTTGTGCTTAGACATATCAATAACAGTTTTGTCTAGTCCGTCGAATTCTCTTGCGTCTCGCATATCAGTTGAATACTTCACTGTATCGTTCACTTCGGTTGGTCGGTTTGTAATAAATAGATTTTCATCTTTATGCTTGATTAGATAAGTTACAGTCTGCTTCATAGCGACCTCCTACCATTTCATGACTAAGTTAATTAGTCTGTCCTGTTCATCTGTGTTCTCTTCAATCCATTCGTAAATAGATTGATTTAATATGTCTAATGCTGTGTATAGATCGTTCTCATTAGTTATGTTTATGCCGTCGATAAACTTATCTTCTAAATCTAAGATATTCACCAGAATGCTGTGGTCCTTCTTCTTAACTGCTAATTTAAAATCAAATCCGTCTACATTAATTACCTTCTGACATACATCGCCTATTTCGTAATACATCTTGACTTCCTCCGTTTTTCGTTTTATATTGAACACGAATTAATTTTGTTAATCGTTTGTCACTGTTACTTGTTGGCGCAAGTAGCAGTTTTCTTATTCTTCATAAAAGTATTCTTTATAAAATATGAATGTTGCGATACTTGTGAATCCCGCAATTGACCATGCTGTAGTGAAGTACAGCAATGGCATAAGCACAATCGCTAAGACTGTGAAGCATAGTACTGCTACTAGGTAGCTTTTATAAATGTTACTCATTTTCTTTTTTCTCCTCTTTGGTTGTTTCATCGTTTATCAAACCTTGCATTTCCATTAATTTTTGAGGTATACCAGCTTTTAACTGGATTTCGTATAACATTTGTTGAATGTGTGGTGGCACTTCTACCATTCCTTTCGTGTATAATTTAGTTATCTCCTAGTGAAAGGAGGTGATAAGTATGGAATTTAATGATTTTCAAAATTTCTTTGGTGAACTTAGTAATCAAGCCGAAAAAGAATTCGGTGGTGACAGTGACTTTTTTAGAGATAGAATAAATAAGTTGAAAGAAGATGCTCCTGAAAACGTATCTTACGAAATTATTTATTCAATAGCTTTATACGAAAGCTTAAAAGCTCAACAAGATATGAAAATTTTGAATACAGTTAAATATCTTTTAAATCGTGACTAGCAATATCCAACAATGATTTGCTCTGAGCATTATTAATTTTTGGATAATCAAAATTTCTAAGTTTAAATCTTGTGTTTTTCTCAATCTTCCAAACCTTCCAAGTCGCAACTGCCATTGTGATGAGGAAGGTTGTTTTGTATAGTGTGTTCATTTGTTTATGCTCCTTTCGTGTATAATGTTGTTTAAGAGGTGCATTGCTCGGGTTATAGTACTTTAAATTCAACACCGTCTATTTGAACGAACAGATTATCTAAATCAGGGATTTGTTTTTTATATAAACCAAATCTTGATTTAATATCTTTTAATAAATAGAGATTCAAATCTCCAATTGATAATAGTTGTCTATTACCTGCTTCGTCATAGTAGTAATAAATGACTTTTTTGTTTTGATCTTCCATTTGCTGCGCCCTCCTGTTAAGCAGTTACGTTAGCTTCATAACCGAATTCAGTCATGATTTCATGTATTTTCAATCTACCTTTTTGTGTCCATCTAGTTTGTAAAACTGTGTCTTCTCTACCGTCAGAGCGTACAATTGGTATAGTGTCTGATTCTGTGTAACTCTTGCCCATGTGTTCTGAGTAAAGCACCCACTGTTTATTCACTTTTCGTTGTAATCTAGCTTCGTGTAGTAGTTTGTTTAACTTTTGTGCTGATATACCGTAGTCTGCCGCGATTTGAGTTGTAGCTAATGTTCCAGTTGACTTTAAGATTTCATCTACATAGTCTGCTTTGGGTTTTAGCTCTCCAATTTCTTGTTGTAAAAGTAAGTTTTGCTCTTTTTCTTTCTTATACTCAGTCAACACTGTAATGATGTAGTCTGGATCTTTTAATGTTTGTTCAATTACATTGTCTGTTGCGTAGATACCGTGTTTGCGAATAGCTGGTAGGACTTCCATCGCCAACCAATCTTGAAATTTTTCTGCTACAGCATTACCTGCTTTGAAAGCCAACTTATATACCATTGGTTCTGGTATGAAATCGCCTTTCCCAACTTCTTGGGAAAGATATTTACCTAAATATTTATTGATAGTTTCCCAACGAATATATTGTTTGCCGTTTTTAAACTGAGTGAACCCCAAACTTTTTGCGACAGTTTCTAAATCGAATAAATTATTTTCATTATCTTGTTTGATTAAGATTGAAAACATGTCGTTACTGAAAGTTTTAATTTCATTCATTAACTCTTCACCTCTTCTTTAATTTCTAAAATTTTCGCAATACGTTTCTTTTGTTCAAAAGCATCTCTACGTCCACGTAAAATATCCGATAAGTAAGCACTTGAAATTTCTAGCATTTCCGCAAGTTGCTTGTTTGTCATGTTGCGTTTTAATAATTCCGTTCTCACTTTCAAGCCGAAATCTGTTGTCGACATATTAGCACCTCCTATAACATTTTTTCTAAGCAAATAAATTATCTGTTGAACACCAATAACTTTTATGCTAATATTTAAGCATAGTTTAATAAACCTATAACAATTCGTAATGCCTGTCATAAAGGTATTGAATACTCGTTCCCCAACGAATAATTGTTATGTGTTTAGTAAGCTAAATTTAAAGCTTAAATACAGTATATTAACTTTTATGCTAATTGTCAACAAAAATAGCGAAAAAGTTAATCTGTGATAGGAGAAATTTATGAATCTAGTACAAAGAATCCGTAATTTGTGCAATTCAAAAGGTATGACTTTTGCTGAATTAGAGAGAACTTTAGGGTTTTCAAACGGACAAATCAGAAGATGGGAGAAAACCAAACCAGGCATTGATAAGGTGCAAAAAATTGCCGATCACTTCGATGTATCAGTTGATTACTTATTAGGTAGAGAAAAAGATGAGTACTCCGGAGAAGATAAAAGTGAAGATATTCTTATTATGCATCGAGCTACAGAAAATATGACGGAGGCACAAAGGCAAAAAGCTTTGACTATATTAGAAGCAATGTTTGATGATTGGGATGATTTAACTAAGTAACAAAGGGGCTTTTTAATTGAAATTAAATTATGAAAAATCTTTTTTTAAATCTGCGAAAGCAGTTTACGAGATCACAAATGGTCTATATAACTTATCTTTTCCTTTAGATATATTTGAAATTATCTCAAAAGATAAACGTATTAAATTAGTGACTTTCTCTGAATTTTCTCAGAATACTGGCACTTTATATTTTAAAATACCTTCTATTTTCGGTTCAGAAGAAGCGTTTCATATTAGAAAAGGAGACAAAGCGATTATAGTTTATAACGATTTACTGCCTATGAATCGTCTAAGATTTACTTTAGCTCATGAATATGGTCATTTTATAATGGGACATACTGGAGTTAATTTAAATAAAACATTCACATATAAAGATTATTATAGAAGGATTGCTGAAGAATATGAAGCAAACTCATTTGCTTCATGTTTATTGTTTCCTTTACATATAAGATACAAATATATAAACAACTTTAATATTGAGCAAATTTCGTACAAGTATCAAATGAGTTTTCAAGCGATCCATATAGCGGTAAAAGTAATCAAAAGACATATACACAATGGGTTAAACGACTATATGTCAAATAACGAAAATTACCACGCAGAAAACTACTTAAGTTTTTTAGAAGAGAAAATGGAAAGCAAATCTGATTTTATAAATGAATTTAAATATGCTTATGATCTAACGATTTAACAATCAAAAAATAAAGGAGAAATGAACATGAAAGAATTACCTAAGAGCAGATTAACGTTCAAAGAAAGTATGATTGAGAGTCAATATTTAGCAACTAAAACAAAAGAAGAAAAGAAACAATACAAGCAACTATCTGTTGAAGACAAAAGAGAAATTTTAAAAGAATACCAAAGTAAACCTAGAAAAGAAGTGAAATTTGAAAGTGAAATCAATAAATCTGACGAAAACTTATCTAAAATCTACCAAAGATTTAGCGAAATAGGTGTAGAGGATTTGTTTGGTACAAAAAAAGAAGTGAAAGAACTACCTATGATTTTAAAAGATAATGAAAACATAATGTATGTAACTTCGGGATTGTACAATAATAATACCTACTTAATAGTATGTACTGATCTAAGATTGTTATTCTTAGATAAAGGTATGATATATGGTTTGAAATTTCATGAATTTCCATTCGAGAAAATCAATTCTGTTTCGTATAAAAAAGGACTTCTTTTTGGCGAAATAATTATACATCACGGTTCATCAAGTATCGCTATAGGAAGCATATCAAAAAACACTGTATCTAGAATGGCGGAAACAATACAAGAACAAATCTCTATTCGAGAAAGTTCTATGAAACCATCCAATTCTGAAAAAATGAGTTTTTCTGTTGCTGATGAATTAATAAAATATAAAGAATTATTAGATGTCGGAGTAATTTCTCAGGAAGAGTTCGATAAAAAAAAACAACAATTATTGGATATTGATTAATAGCGCTTGTGTGGCGTGAGGAGGATGAGGGATGGAAGAGAACGCACCTTTAGAAACAGCAGTTAATAATTTTAAAAAGATTCAAAATAGCGAGATTTACAAATTTAAATATATGAATTCATGGTGTCTTGAATATTCAGAGTTTTTATTGGATGAAGTTAGATTGTTAAAAGAAAACAAAAGTTACACCAGATATAAAAAAGGCACTATAATTTATGTAAAGTTAGGTGTTAATGTTGGCAGAGAGTTTTCTGGAAACCATTTTTGTATGGTACTTAATAATCACGATTCAAATAAAAATCCAATATTAACGGTAGTTCCACTTACATCTTCCAGAAGTAAATTCAATGTGCATATCGAAGAAGATTTGTTACCTTTAGTATTGGAAAAAATGGACGTAACGGGTAAGGATTTAGCTAAAAAAATCATGAACAATCTTGAAAAGGTGTCAAAAGCAGAAAACCCATACGATCAAAAATTACTTGATGAAAACAAATCGCTGAATGACGACTTCAAAAAATATTCGAAGGTTCGCAAAAGATATGAGCGATTCAAGTATAAAAAGACCTATGCTAACGTTTTAAATATCACTACAATCAGCAAGGATAGAATATCGAAAATTAATAGGTATGACCCTGCCGGAGAAATATCATATTCAAAAGAAACAGTAGATAAAATTGAAAATAGTATAAAAATTAGATTTCTTAGTTAAATCGCTTGAACTACACTCTCTTTGATGGTATATTACATATATACAAAACAAGCCGCTGAAATATTTGCGGCAAGCTTCAAATTAGACAAGTCGCTGAAATATTTGCGACATGAGAGGGTGCATCTGCGCTCTCTCTTTTTTTATACAATTTTCACGGGTAGCCCGCCTACCCTTATTATTTTTTGCCAATTTTGAGGAGGGAGCACATGAAAGTAGCAATTTATACTAGAGTGAGTACACTTGAACAAAAAGAAAAAGGACACTCTATCGAAGAACAAGAAAGAAAATTAAGAGCTTACAGCGACATAAACGACTGGAAAATTCATAAAGTATATACTGACGCTGGATACTCCGGAGCTAAAAAAGACAGACCCGCTTTACAAGAAATGTTGAATGAAATAGATAATTTTGATTTGGTTTTAGTCTATAAACTAGATCGATTAACTCGAAGTGTTAAAGACTTACTAGAGATACTAGAATTGTTTGAGAATAAAAACGTGTTGTTTAGGAGCGCAACAGAAGTATATGACACAACTTCTGCTATGGGACGTTTGTTCGTAACATTAGTAGGTGCTATGGCAGAGTGGGAGCGTACTACAATTCAAGAGCGTACTGCAATGGGTCGACGCGCATCAGCTAGAAAAGGGTTAGCTAAAACTGTCCCTCCTTTCTATTACGACAGAGTAAACGATAAATTTGTGCCTAATGAATATAAAAAAGTATTACGATTTGCAGTAGAAGAAGCGAAAAAAGGTACTAGTTTAAGAGAAATAACTATAAAATTGAACAACTCTAAATACAAAGCACCCTTAGGTAAAAACTGGCACAGATCAGTTATAGGCAATGCTCTAACGAGTCCGGTAGCTAGAGGTCATCTTGTTTTCGGTGACATATTCGTCGAAAACACCCACGAAGCTATTATAAGTGAAGAAGAATACGAAGAAATAAAATTAAGGATAAGTGAAAAAACTAACTCTACAATCGTAAAACATAACGCTATTTTCAGAAGTAAACTATTATGTCCAAACTGTAACCAGAAATTGACTTTAAACACAGTCAAGCATACGCCTAAAAATAAAGAAGTTTGGTATTCTAAACTATACTTTTGTTCTAACTGCAAAAATACTAAAAATAAAAATGCATGTAACATCGACGAAGGCGAGGTTTTAAAACAATTTTACAATTATCTAAAACAATTTGATTTAACATCATATAAAATCGAAAACCAACCTAAAGAAATAGAAGATGTCGGCATCGATATTGAAAAGTTGCGAAAAGAACGCGCTAGATGTCAAACACTTTTTATAGAAGGTATGATGGATAAGGATGAAGCTTTTCCAATAATAAGTCGTATTGACAAAGAAATACATGAGTATGAAAAGCGCAAGGATAATGATAAGGGTAAGACTTTTAACTATGAGAAGATTAAAAATTTCAAGTATTCATTGCTAAACGGCTGGGAATTAATGGAAGATGAGTTAAAAACTGAATTCATAAAGATGGCAATCAAAAACATTCATTTTGAATATGTAAAAGGAATTAAAGGGAAGCGCCAGAACTCATTGAAGATTACGGGTATAGAGTTTTATTAA